AAGGCGGCTTAACATCTAACCATCAAAACCTTATGACACTTAAGCAATTAATCGAACAACACCCTGAATGGGCAGACCATCAAATTGTGGTCTGGAACGGGGACGGATATGACTGGCTCAGCGGCTCGGGAACCGTGTTTGACATGCACGACGACGACGAGGACGTAGACGTAATCGTTTTTGCACCCAATTAACCCCCTACAAAGTAGGGACACCTAATTCAATCAATGGCAAGCCACAAAGGTTTGCTGGCACAATCAATCATCATGCACATCGAAGTAACAATCAAGGAAGTCTATGGTAAAAAGCTCATCTATCCGCACTGTGATAGGGCAAAGGTTTTCACCACCATGTTAGGCACGAAAACGCTGACACTCCAACAGGTCAAGCATATCAATGCGCTAGGCTTCGAGGTAAGGACTGTGAACACACAACCAGCAACAATATAAATCACTATGAAAAGCATAGCATTATTCACCGCAATACTAACACTAGCCTTCCTGCTTGGAGCAGTTCTGGCTGGCACGTTGTCATACTACACGTTCTACATCTATTCAGCGCCATTTTGGGTTGTTGTGATAGCCGTCTGGGCATTTCTCGTCCCTTTCATCATAAAGACATGTAGCCGATAGCTCGGCAATTCATCAACCATCAACCACAAACCTTATATTACTATGAATAAATCAGATATAAAATCTATGCTCACTGGCGGCAAGTCGTCGTCGGTGGCAACTCAACCCGAACCACCACCAGAAATGCGAAAGAAGACACTCACAACCATCACAGCCATACTCGTAGCCGCTATTGCAGCGGTAGACTGGCAAAACGTTGACACATTCAAGGTCAAAACACCACGAAAAAAGGGTGTTAAGGCTGGTGATCCACGCACTGTAATCACTGGCATCCCAACGGATGCACTCAAAAAGATATGGCGCAAAAACAAGGTCGAACTCAAGCAAATTGGGTTCACTTTGTTCCCTGTTAGCCGGGAAAAAACTGGCGAAACCAAGACCGTGAAGGGCAGAACCTTCGAGATCGTCAAGAAACAATGGCAGGCACGATTGACTGTCAATGATAACAATAAAGCGCTTGCAACTGCGATAGCAATTGGCTAACACAAACCTTTGCACCAGCCCAAAACCCCCTCGTAAGAGGGGAGGGCTAATGCAAATGGCAAACGCTTCACAACTCACAATCTCACACTAAACATCACATCACTATGTCGGATAAAGAAAAACAATTCGCTGATCTACTCAAGGAGATGGTCGGCTTCAACAAGGAAACGATTACTGCGCTGGTCAAAGAGACGAGCGGTAATATGATAGGCGAGAGGGTCAACGAACTGGCTGAAGGATTATCCAATATCCTCACCAAATTTGAAGAGTCAATCGATACGCAAATCAAGAAGGCTACCAAGCACCTGAAGGCAACGCACAAGGAAGTGCATCTCATCAAGGATGGCAAAACGCGTGTCGTCAAGGGGCACACTCATCCCATGTATGAGAAAGCAATCAAGCTTTGTCGTCACCCTAAAATAAACCTTTTACTGGTGGGGCCAAGCGGATGCGGAAAAACTCACATGGCAATGATGATAGCGGAAGGGCTAGGGCTCAAGCACTACTGTCAGGGCTGCTGTGAAGACACAACCAAAGGCACGTTCGTTGGTATCAATCTGCCGAATGAATACATTCCAGGCACGGTGGAAAGAGTTATGAGGGACGGTGGCCTTTTGTTGATCGATGAATTCGATGCGCTCAATGCCAACGTTGCACTGATAATCAATGCTGCCCTATCTAATGGATACATGGTCAATGCCAGAGGCGAGGTCGTCAAACAGCACGACGACTGTGTTATTATAGTGAGCGCCAATACGTTTGGCCGGGGTGCTGACCGCCTATTTTGTGGACGGAATCAGCTTGATGCTGCCACAATGGAGCGTGTCTATGCTCTGGACATGGATTATGATACGGACTTCGAGACCCAAATTGGCACGAAAGAACTGTGCGATTTTGTCTGGGGCATTCGTGCCAAGGCAATCAAGAACCGTGTCCGCATATCAGTAGGCTCACGTTGGATTGAGAAGGGGCAAGCGGCAATGGATTGCGGCGTTGCACTGAAGGAAGTCCAGAACGATTTGACATCCCATCTATCGATGGATGAGCGCAAACAAGTAGGGCTCACCCCTACGAAGTCAGCGGCATAGTGAACCTCCCCCGAAAGGGGGAGTGTGCTAATTCAATCATCACAATCAACAATCACTTATCATGTCATACACAAAAGCAAAAAATTCTGAGGTCGATGAGACCAAGGGCAACACTCGTTACATACACTGGGAATCACTGCAAGGTATGGTCGAGTGCGCAAGGGCTGACCAATTCTGCGCAGCAAATCCTGAACACCACATCAGCAACGAGTCCATGTTTAATGCATGGATCAATGAGGATGAAAGTCAATCGAAGCCTCAGTTTTATGTCGGGCCTCACTGGTATAAGCAAGGCATCAGGTTCGCTGACATATTAAAGATGAACACTCACCCGAATCTCAATGAATACATGAACGAGATGCACAAGTTTGAAACGAAAAACCTTGAGGGATTTGTCGCCAAGAAAAAGCGGAGGCGTAAGCGTATCAGGGAGGAAGGTGAATCAGTCAGCATAGATCACTATGTTGACGACCCAAACCTTTGCATGACTGAAATATATACTGATCGTGTGGCCTCAAATATATGTGGGTTCATTGATCTTGTGTCCGAGGTCGGCGGCAATAGCAACATGTCTTCAGAGCAGCTAGAAAATTCAGGGCTTGCGGCATCGGCACTAGCTGACGCACTCGAAGACATTGGATACAGGGTGCGAATCATCATGGCTCACAAAGTAACCGAGCAAGATCCGAGAGCGGCACACAATGTAAATATATATACCTGCATCATCAAGCACTACAATGAACCGCTTGATATGGGCAGGGTTGGCTTCACCATTGGAACTGGTGGGTTTTATCGGACTGTTATGTTCAGCACCTATGCAAAATGCGCACTCGAAAGGGTGGCTCGTTCACTCGGCGCTGCTGTAGAGATAAAAGAAAGCGATCTTAAGAAGCTGCCAGTGGACATCAGCGAGAACAGTGTGATGCTGCCACGTATGAGAAGTCGGGAGGAAGCCGAACGATTCGTGAAGAAAACCATCGAAGAGAAACGCAAGGAAGCTGAAGCTGCCTAGCATATCACAACCATCAACAATATAAATCATGTCCCAACAAAAAATAGTTACACTCGCATTGAGTTACGATCCGAGTAGCATGGGCCCGCAGTGTTTTAATTCAGTAGAATTATTCCGAGGCTCCGACATGCGTGACGCTGCTGAAAAGCTTATGACACACATGAAGGAACGACTGGGTGCGACTGCTTGCGCTGAACTAGCAGCCGAGATAAGCCATGCCTTCGATTCATTTCAGGTAGACCGCAAGATCAGGGGCGTGCAGTCATACACTCGCGACACTCCAAGCGACAGCGATTCCAACTGGAAACTGGACTACTACAACTACCCAGTGTTTGCATTTCAAATGCTGCTTAGTGAGAGGATAGCAGGCAAAGCAACAATCATATCCGAGGATCATTCGAGCGCTGTCAAGAGGGCCGAAGGGATACTCAATACTGTAGGCATGGACGGATTCGTAGGCCACTACTTAAACGTTCGTGATCGTGGCATAGAAGTAATCGATAGCCGCCAAGTAGGATGATAGCCGCCAGGGGATTCGACGAGGACGAAGACAAGATAGATGTCAAGGTCACTCTAGCAAGCAGGACTGAGCGTATCAAATACAAGATACGCCAGTGTTACTATTGTATATGCAAATTATTCTTCGACATCTTTATCCTGCTGGCTGCGGTGCATTACATATTCAGCGGCATGATACTCGAAGCGATAGGCTGCTTCATACTCGTAGAGCTACGTGAATTCAAGCGTGACATGGAGAAGGCAGGCAAGCACACGAACATCAGAGTATTTCAAGAACCATTCCAACCCAAAGGCAAATGAGCAACAACGACGACGACAAATATAAATATCACATCCAGTTTCTACTACTGAGGCTAGTGAACCACGCTATTGCGGTGACTGAAAAGAAACCGAAGGACATCATCGACAAGGCTAAAAGGTTTGTGATGCGTAGCATTGCAGTGGCACAGGTTCACCAGCTTGACATCAAACAGTTGTGCGACGACACGTTCGTGCAGATACGTGACGAACGATTGAACGGTGACAGCGACGACGAGCTGTTGTCATTCATCTATCAACACATCAACGAAATCACAGCCAACCATGCTTAACCCCCTGTAAGGGGAGGACTAATTCAAACAACACAATCATCAACTCACAACCACAAAAATTATGACAGTAAAACTTGACATCAAAGGGATGCTAATGGCGGGGCTCAAGACGAGCGCACCGAAGGCAGCAGCGCCCGTAAAGGATGCGCCACATGTCGTAGTCAAAGAGGCTACCATGAAGCCTCATAAAAAATACGATTACAAAGCGCCAACTGACGGCAAAGAAAGATCGATAAAGGAACTCATAGAAACTTTGCCCGAACCATACAGGTCACAGGCTATCGCTAATGCAACCTATGATCTCTCTAAGTTTAAGTATAGGAATGCACAGGAAGCAATAGGCGGGGCGTTCTCTTGGACTGAAAGCCCAGAGGGATATTCATATTGGGCTGATGTGTCTAATTGGACGGTAGACAAAGCCGACTTGCCACCACCACCACCACCGAAGCCGGAGAAGAAGGTAGTAAAGAAGGTCGCGAAGAAAAAGTTTGCGAAGAAAAAATCTTCTGATCCACGTAGCCCCGACAACACACCAGTGCCAGAGCCAGTAGCAGCACCAGCACCGGAGCCTGAACCGAGTGGAGATGCACCCGAACCAGCACCGGAGCCAGTGCCAGAGAAAGCTGACGAGCCGGAGACACCACCCGAACCAGCGCCATCACCGCCACCGCCTCCACCTAAGCCGTGTAAACCACCGACACCACCGGAGGAACCGAAGGCAGAGCCGAAGCCTCCACCACCAGAGTATGTAGGCACACACGAACTGGCTCAACGTGTTATGATCGTCAACGTTCACGTAAAACTTTGGGAAGGCAAGCGCACTGACAGTAGCGTAGGTAAGAAAATTATCCGTGAAGCAAATGCGAACGACGATGCAGGTAACTTCGTTAAAAACCTTATTAACCGGGACAAATACATCAAGCCCATCGAAAAGATACGAACACTAGCGAAGGCCACGCTGTATAAATACACAATGCCTTGGGGCTATGGCTCACGGGTCGTCACCGTCGATGCGTTCAAGAAACTGAGCGACGAGATACAATCCTTAATGACTCAGTTCGAGTATGCCGTAGGCAACTTCATCGCACAAGATTATGACACTGCGAAGGAAGAAGCGGCCACCATACTCGGTGATCTATATAAGGAAGGCGACTACCCGGAGAAGTCAGCGCTCAATGACAAGTTCGCTATGCACCTGGATGTCACCCCGTTCCCAACGGAGATCAAACTCAAACTGCCGGACGATGTGCTTGCTGACATCAAAAAGAATGTCGAAGATGGCATGTCTAACAAATGCATGGAGGCGTTGAACCTGCTAGTCAACAGGCTCGACAAAGCTTTGTCTGACTTCGCAGAGAAGGTGCGCAAAGACCCGAAGGAATGGCATGATTGCATCGTGCAAAACCTGAAGGACATGCTGGACATTGCACCATCACTTAACGTAACGAACGATGCTACACTTATGAAGGTGATCGACACCGCAAAGACACGGCTTAAAGTTGTGCTTGCGATGGACACTAAGGAAGTGAGATCGCTCGTTGAAACCACACGAACAGACTTTGCTAAGAAAGCAGCGACATCTGCGGAGGACATCCGCAAGCTGCTACTTGGTTGAGGTTGATTGATGATCGGGGGTGTGCAAACACCCCCAAAACCTTTTATTAACACAAACCAAATCAACTCATGGACTTAGATAAATACATAAAAGAAGTAGACAAGAAAGAAATCCCGCTAGTGCTGGCAGTGCTGCTCGAAGAACAGCAGCACAGTATCATACTCGAAGAAAAAGGAATCAATAATCAATTGCTCGGAAGAATGTGTAAGCTACGACTGATACGTGTATGCACACACAACAAAGGTGGTATGCAGTTCGACGCATACATCACGACAATCGCACACGCTAACATGGTCGATCTGGACATGGATGATTTGCCTGACGACATGCCTGACGTTCTGAAAAAACATATCCTCACTTCAATCAGGGACAAGGCACAGAAACCAGAGCCAGACACTGCATCATGTATGTTCTTTTATAAAATACAAGATGCAGTTCAATACTTCTCCGCACAGTTCGACATGATTGCAGCCCGCATGGAGGCCGAGGCCGCGAAGATCCATGAGGAAGGCAAGCGCATGAAGGCAGCGGCAAAAGAAGGCGAAGAAAAATAACATCAACCGCACGTATAATTACAGGAGGAAACTATTATGAATGACCCAAGCAAAATAAGTGAAGCGGCAGTCATGGTAATGGACAACGAGGTATGCGAGCGCTTACTGTTCGAGGCTGGACAGCTAGAGAACCTGCGCAAGAAGCCTCAGAATCCCAGGCACACTATGAGCACGCTGTTCTTTAATTTTAACAAGCATTACATCATGGCAATGCTACACTACGGACACTCACTGGAAAAAGATAACGGCTACGTGCTGACCATGCTACCTGAAAAGTTTATTGGTAAGGAGGAAGCCGCCAAGTTTTTCGGTGAGATCATAGCGAGAGGACTCGGTGAACCAGAGAGTATGACATGGCGCACGATTCAATCACAAATCACAGAAAATAATTAACTCACAATCATCATGCATAACAAGGACAAGCGACCACAGGAAATGCCTGAACACCCTGACCCATCAGAAGTCATACGCTTCGGTGATGTTACAGTCACACGACAAGACTTCGTTGACTATGTTAGAGTGCAACAGGAAGGGCGGTATAATATGTATTGCAAATTGGCACTGACATTAACGGAGCTTGATGAAAAGGTTTATCATGCCATCCTAAAACACTACGGTCAGATACAGGGGCACTTCAAATTATAATCACAACTCACAATCCACGAAAGAAAAACCATGAAGAAAAAGAAAAAGGAAATCAAACTAACCAAGACTGATACCATCGAGCTTATCGCTACGAAACTGCGTGAAGATTACCAGGCACGACAGAAAAAATATGACGCGTTCGAAAAACGTGCGGAGAATCTGACGCAAGCGCTGGCTCAAAAGCACATCGCTCAAGGCATGAAGTCGGGATGCAAAATCGATCATGCCTACATAGATAGCGGCAACAAGCTTGAGATCACGGTGACAGTCAAGGATAAGAACGGCTTGAAGTATATACATCAGCTACACAAGGATGCTCAAAAGGTTTGGAACGGATGCACTCTGCCTGCCCACTTAGGTCGGCACGAAAGATTTCTCCAACGTGAAGCGCTGAAGAAGGCAAGGCAGATGGTTGCCGTTGGATGCAACGACATCAATAAAAAGCTGGAAAAAATCTACAAGTTGCCAGCGGTGCAGGCTGAATTGAAAAAGCTTTTGCCACGCACAGCATTGCTGAAGGTATAGCATGTCCGACTGGTTCGAAACAGCCGAGCAGAAGTATCACGATCTTGCGCGAGATCATAAGATCGAGCTGCCTGCTCGGCTACGTGACTGGCAAGCAGAGATCGGATGCTCGTTCACGTATATCAGTGAGCTTCGCAGCTACTTAGCCCAACGCATTGAAGAAATAAAACAGGAGGATTCATTATGATGAAACTGTTGACCGAAAAAACGGCTTGACCTATGACCGCCGTTGTCCTACCGTGCAGGCACTCACAATCTCATGGTATCGAAACAGCAAATCAGATCGCGGTTCTTTCCAAAGGCCAAGGCGATCATAACAGAAGAGTTCAAGTCACGCAGGCCCACGCTGCCTAACAAGTGGGCCGACAGCAAGAGGCTTGGCTATCAATTGACCAGCCTAATGACATGCCTGACATCGAAGCGAGTGATCGACAGACTGATCGACGCGTTTCTGGACAGCATGATCGAGGAACTGGTAGAGAAAGAGCGGCTGGATCTACCCGGATTCGCTGTAGTTAAGATAGGTCGGTGGTCAGATGGGCGCACATTCCTACGTGCGAGGAAGCTCAAGCGATTGAAGGACGGACTTAAGAAGGCGGCATGAAGTTCTCTCAAAAGCTTTCCACCTTCCCCCCTGTAGTATGTAGGTTGCTCGCTCGCACTGGCCCGAAGGGTAGGCAACGTCCTATGACTGACGCTGAGATCCAGGCTGTCACTGATGTCAATGGATATTGCCTGAACATGGGCGAGATCATAGCTACATCATGGCTAACGTCTTGGGATGGAGTGCCTTGCAAGACTATGCTGACGTTCAGCACAGCATGTGGCGTGAACTTCTCCAACCCAGAGGTCATGCGTAAGCATGTAAAATATCTCAGCCTGAAGTCTCGCTTTGTTTATCTGCGGCGTGACCATGAGTGGCCTGCCAGATGGAGCCGGATGCATGAACTGTATCGGGAATACCTAATCACTGAGAAGTATGGCAAAAAGAGAGCGAGTTGAATCCCATCCCGAAGCGCAGGAATTTTATAAGAAGGACAAGCGGCTACAAAACCTTATAGCAAACCGGGCAGCCAAGCAGGAGAAGCGCGGCTACTGGAAGGGCAAGAAGAAGGATACGCAGGAGGAACTGGCAGACCTGATGCGCATGGCAAAAGCTTTGGAGGTAGAGATTCCAAGGATCATAGCCAGGTTGAATGAATCAACCGAGGGATTGAACGATGCACGTTGCGCCGTAACCACAAGAAAGAAAATACTTTACGACATATTCTGTAAAAAGAAACAAGCCAAGTTGCGAAAGGATCTGGGCTTGCCTACATTGAAAGCACATAAAACTTAACCACTCACAACATGAAAACCATCGACGCATTCAACATCAGCCCACAAATCAGGGCGCGGCAATCGGATAGGGGTATCTGGTATCTCAGACACAGGGATCTACACGGCAAGTCAATCGAATATTCAACAGGCGTGAAGGGCTCACGCACCGAGATCAAGCAGCATGTGAAGGCAGCAGGCGTGCATGATCTCGTCGCTGTCACTGCGGCTGGCTGTCTCAGCACCGAGACAATCCAACGTATCACAGGCAACACTAATATCAATCTGCTCGGCGTGATATGTGAGTGGGACGAACACATGGGTCAGGCTGGCGAGGCAGACAGCACTCGCAGTGCTTTGTATAAGCGGATGATTCACTTGATTAAGCATAGCAATGGCGTGACTGCGACGAGTGGAGTAGGGGCAATCGAGATCAGTCACATCCACGCATGGGTCAACAACGAATTCTCTGGGCTGAAGCTTGCTACACGCAGGGCTCGGCTCACAACGATCAAGTCTTTCTTTAAGTTCTGCGTAGCAAAAGGTTATACGTTCACCAACCCTGCTGCACTGGTGAAAGTGAACATGAATATTATGACACACGCGCAGAAGGAAACGAAGAAGCAGGAGGCGATCACACTTGTAGAGCTGTATAAAATCATACGCTATGTCGATCAACTCATCGACAATCTCAAGGCAGCAAGGCTTTCTATCCCTTATTCCGGCAAACAAAAATGGAGGCGAGAGGACAGCATCAGAGACAAAATCAAACGGCTTTCATTCTGGGGTGCGGCCTCAATACTATCATTCGAGACCGGACTCAGGCTTGGTGATGTCGCTCAGTTGGAGCGCGATTCATTCAGCGCGGATGCTATCACGGTATGGACAGACAAGAGAGATCGACGCGTATCGATACCTATGGATATGCTCGACATGGATCTGATACACAGGTGTGCCAGATACCTGCTGGACTACGGTCATTGCACCAGCTACATGTTCCCGATGCATAAGCTTCTTGTGACCTCCGGCAAGTCAGATCACCTGTCGATGCAGTTCCGTAGGCTGGCTGACAAGGTGGGTATCAGCAAATCTTTTCACGGCTTCAGGCATTCTAGGATTGAAAGGTGGCATGATAAAGGTTTGTCTCTCGAAGCAATCGCAGAACTGGTAGCTCACAAATCCACCAAGACGACACTCGCATATCTATGACCGAACCCGCCAACGTCCTTATTGTTGACCGTGAAACTGTCCACGAATGCTTGAAGAAAACAGATGGCAACCGTAAGGAAACGTTCAAGGTTCTCAAAAGCGCTGGCGTTAAGATCAATGATGTTAAGCAGCTCTCTAAATACATAGAAGAAGATGAAGTGCTGTCGCTGATATGGACGGACGACTTTACATTCGATGCCGACGACAAGGGTGTTGACCCGCTGGCGATACGCGTGCCATTGAGCGAGGAAGCACTCACAATCGCACGCATACAGCGTGAAGAAGACTACATTGCTGCGCGTGGCCTTGAGAAAACAGGGCTGGAAGCATCAGAGATCAAGGAAATCGTGGCGCTATCTCAGTTCTCTGGTAAAAGCTTTGCCTCCACAATGGATATGCTTCATGGGATAATGACTATCCAGGCTTTCAGGCTGAAGGTTAGGGCCAAGTGGATTGAGGATGAAGTCCTTGATAGCGAGGAAGAAGTGGAACGTATGGTAGTGACAAGTGATGGCGATGTCCTCAAATACAAAGGCCCGAAATACACGGAGGAGGAAAAGGTTGTATGGCTTCAGTGCTGGATAGATATTAATGACAAGCTCCGGCGCATCGCTGAGACTGGACACAACTCAGCAGGCGTAAGGGCTAAGGTCGAGCGCTTGGCGGGCGGTGGCGGTGGCAACAGCAGCGGTAATCGACTAAAGAAGCTACCGGAGAATGGCTAAGAAGCGGCGTGTCAAACCTTTATATGAAGGCTCAGATTTCTGGGAGCCTGAGCTTGGCGACACCCAACGCAAGATGTTCTGGGATGATGCCCCCTACATACTGGCATACGGTGAACGTGTCAGCGGTAAGACGCGTGGCCTGCTGAACAAAGCAGTGAAGCACGCATGGCTATACGATGATGCGTTAGTAATGATTACTGCCTTCACCCGCACTGGCGCTACGGCTGGTGGTGCGTGGGAGGAACTGTTGAGTGAAGGCACGAACCATCTGGGCCAGCCGCACGGTGTCCTGAAACTGTGGGAAAAAGGCTTGGGATTGGTATGCAGCGGTGAGTATGGCGACGATGCGAAGAACAAGTGGATAGATATACGAACCAAGAACGGCAAGAAGTCCCGCATGATGCTGAGATCCATGCCAGTTGCGGCCCACATTACATCACGAGTGAAGGGAACAGCGCCGTCATTCTTTCTGTATGAAGAACTTACAGAAACATCCCTCCTTGATGATAGTTATTTTTTCGACATGATAGGACAGTTAGGACGGCGCGGGACAGTGCCAGCTAAGGCGCAGCAGTGGTGTGCTTCATGCAATCCATCTGAGTATGGCGAGCGGCACTGGGTATATAAAACCTTTTTCATAGACCCTTGGATCAAGGACGAGGAGACCGGGAAGAAGCACTGGGACACGGATTACTCTGTGTATCATGTGCCAATAAATGAGAATCGGTGGATGGAGGACAAGGAAGGCTACCTCCGGCGCGTGAAACAGAAGTGTAAGAATGATCCAACCGCTTACGACAGGCTGATCCTCGGTAAATGGGTAGCTAAGATCACTGGCGCTGGCATCTTCGAGCATTTCTTCATCCCGAACATACATATAAAGGGCAAGAGGGGCAAGAGCGGGCTCGTTCCCAAGGTCGGAGACCCCATCATCATCGGGTATGACCCAGGCGATGTTAATAATAGCCGGACGTTCATGCAGAAAAACGTGGCGGGCAAGAAGGAAATCTACCGGGTGTTCGACGAGAGTGTGTTCATCAAGAAGAAGAAATCCTTCCGGTCACTAGTGCTTGAGCTGTATGATAAGATGCACTGGTGGTGTGAGCGCATGGATTACATCTTTCCCTTCTATCACATCGGGGATAGGGCATGTCTCACAAACTGGAACCCTCAAGGCAGCTATGACTTCCTGCAATTCGAGAAATACTCGAAGGAAATCATTCAGGAATTCGATAGGTTCAAAGACCTAGCCCCTATCAGAATGCTCTACCCGCTCAAAGGTTCTGGCTCGGTAGCCGATAGGGTGAAGGTGATGCAGGATAAGCTGGCATCCGAGCAGTTCATGGTCTCGGCTACCTGCAAGGCGCACGTTGATATGCTGATGAATCTGAAGAAAGCGAAGAAGCACGGGGCCGAACAAGACTACGCTCCACTCAAGACTGTGAAGGGTGAGATCCATACATTCGACAGTTGCTCCTACCCGATATTTTACTATGAGCAGAGAGCCCGACCAAGCCTGAGTGTGCCCGACAGTGAGAAAAAACTTGAAGTTGTTCGATTTGGTGGATAAGGTTTCTGCCCGTAGACCAATCATCAACTTCAACAGCACACATAATGGCACTCCACGACCACGACGAAGACACCAGGAACGTAAGCCAGGATCTGCTCTCGCTCAACCTCGGCCCACATGAAGAAGCGCAAAAGCTTTTGGCTGAAAAAAAATCCGGTGATCGCGTCAACTTAAGAAACGTTTCCGGCACGCTCATCACACTTGAAGATGGACGACTCACCTTACAAGTGGATCAAGTAGAATTTGATAAGGGATCTAACCAACGCGCAGCGCAAGCTGATGGCAGCGAAGTTGTAACGCCACCAGTTCCTGATGATAATGCTCCGGTTCTTATATTACTAGGCGAACCTACTACGGAACACAGGACTGATGGTAGTCGGCGTGAGCGTGACACCAACAACGCGAACAACGTAACATAACCTTTGCTATGCCTGTTGCCATACTGCCAGTATCCGAACGCTCACCGACTTGGCCTCTTGACCAGGTGCTACGTGGCAAACAAATTCGCGTTATCTTTGCTGATTCACTTGGCCGCATACTGGTTGCGTTTTCTGATTCACCAGCAGAGAAAGTAAATTACGCAGCCGACAAGGTAACAACTGTAAATCTTTTAGACCCCGGCACTTGTCAGGAACGTGTCGATACAATCGTCACTTCGTCTGCCAGCCTTGCACTGAGTTACACTGACACTTTCGCATACACGTTGGTCAACGGGAAGTTTGTTCTCGACACTGTGACCCGGAGTTAAAAGCCATGCAGGATTTGTTCAAAGCATGGCATACGGTTCTGAAGAATCTAGCAACGCAACTTATCTTATGCCTTGCTACTTCATTAAGATTTCCGGGCATTGATTCGCTGGTCGGTGGTGCATCTAACAATCTTGATAGCATCGACACACGCTGCTTTGACACGCCCACTGAAATAAAGTATCAGGATGCAAGCACTGGCGCGTGGGTCACGGCTATGCTCATTGACGGACTGTTCGCCCAAGACGCACCGTTCGTAGTCAGACCTGTAAACTTTGAACTCGCACTGGTCGATGGTGATGCACTTGTAATAGGTGTCAGGTATTCTATTCGTATCGCTGGCAACTACTCTGCCTTTGGTGGCCCTGCTGCCGGACTAGTAGGAGAAAGCTTTGTATCTACAACTGTCGGCCCACTCACGGTTGGCCTTGAGGTAGCGTCACCCACCACGAATCAAAAGGTTTGGGTGCTGGATTCAGTAAGGCGTGGGGGATTAGAATTTGTATTCAACGAACAGACAGGAGATTTTCACAAACAGGTGCTGATAAACAATCCACCTTCCATGCAGATAACCTACGACGACAACGGCATAACCATAACATAAGCTCACAATGAAGACACTGACCACAATACTTTTTCTCGCGTTAGCAACGCTGACGTTTGCACAGCGAGAGCCTGCGACAAACCCGAATGATTCTCCGGCGAGCACTATGGTCGAACGGGATGGTGTCACTGGACTGGACACGTTCGTATCGGGTGGTAAGCTGATCGTAACCGTAACCTACACTGTGGTCACTGCTGGTGATTACACTCCGTTCGGAGGCGTGGTCAGCACGGGAGGAGAAACCTTTGCTGCCACATCGGAGGGGCCACTGACAGTGGGACTTGAGGTTACTACTCCAACGACTGCTGGCAGATTACGGAAGCCGACTTACCATGAATTTTACGATGCTAATCCTGTTCGCGCTCCACCTGATACTTCATTTGATGCTTCAAATACCATATGGGTTGATGCAGGTTTTACTGAGACGGAAGATGGCACACAGGGTGCTCCTTTCAATACGATTACGGAGGGATTTGCGGCTTCGAGTGCGGGGTTTATTATAAGGGTAGCTCCGGGGACTTACGCTGAATCATTGACTGTCCCGCACGATCTATTCATTGATGCAATAGGGGCAGTTGGAGTTACGGCAATTGATATTTCTTCAGGCCGTATAATGGGACGGCTATATAAATGGGAGTTCCATGCAAACGGGGCAATCATTCACCCTGATTTAAACGATGTCGATAATGCAGATTGTATATCATTCGCTGTAGCAGTCGGTCTTACTCAAAGCGCAGAAAGATATTCAGTCGGTAGTTATGGTGGAGCTGACTATGATTTTGGAAGTGGGGGCATGAATCTTAGTGTGGCGAATGGAAATTTAATAGACCTATATGGCATCGGGGTAAGAAAGCCCTTCTTTTTCAATGATGCTGGCTCTGTTTTAATTACCTTAAATGCTTCTAATAATCTTAAAAATCTGAAACTTGCAAGCGGAGCATTTGATTTTACAGCAGTAATATTCAATGGTGCATTTAATTTTACAGGTGAGATTTCTGATATTGAATCTATTCAGAGGATACACCTGTCCAATACTGCGTCTAATGCGTTTAACGGGACATTGAATAATGTTTCTGCTGCCGAAATTCTTGTGTCAGGAACGCTTGCACAAAATAATGGGTCACTGATTGCAATAAATTTAATTGAAGGCACTGGCAGGTCTATTGAGTTAGGTAATTTCGGTGGTGATTTAGAACTAATTAGCGGGGCATTAAAGGTTGTGGGCGTAATCACTTCTTCAGCATCTATTGATTATACAAGGGCAAAAAGTTTAGATATGGATGTAGCAACAGCATCCGATATGAATGGAATAATTCATGCAGGAACTACTGAGAGCCTTTTTGCCACTGGGGGCTTAGATACTATTTCGGGCAAGATGAATGGATTATATATGACCAATTTAACGGTTGGTGCATTTATAAATGATTACGTTTCTAGTTTATTTGAACTAAGCAATTTTGAAATCGGATATTTTTCAGACATAGCAGCATTTGACGAACATACCTTATTGGATGGCAGCAATTTCAGAAATGGAAAAACTACATTGTCTGCCGTGCCCTCTCAAGCAACTGGAGAAGGGCGAGCGGCAACCGCAGAAAATAAGGCTCTCTGGCAGAATGTTATTATTGAGAGAAATCCAGATGATTTTTCCCAAATGACAAAATTTCCTGTATCGACTGGAGCGACATTGGTTAATTGCGAATTTAGAAACTTTGTTTCAGGGAGTTCAGATCCGTTGGACTCAGCGATTTGTGGAAGAGATTTAATCAGGCATTATGCAAACGGAGATGCCACAGTTCTATTCTGGGACTTTGCAAACCAGCGTCTTGATTGGGATTTAGATACTGGTGTTGTCCCGCAAACTACAGACGGCACTGCACACGTCCCCTTTTCGAGTGGAGTAACTTTTGATGCAACAATCTATATATCTCCGACATCGACTGGAGATGCTGACGGTGATCTTACATTAATAGAGGGATTATTAGTAGAGTTTGAACTTGTAGATTTAGGTGGGGGTGTTTGGCATTTAAGAACAACTGCTGCTGATGCGGCTACAATTAACACTGCACTCGGCTCTCCAACTGCTGACATAACCGCAGATTCGATAGGGGGTAGGATTGGAATGGCGGCAACGATTACGCTCAATAATGTGATTTTAAATGGAGCTTCTGCTGGACAAGAGATTACTATAATAACAACTGTTGCTGGTGGCGCACCAACCCACCAAGTTCTAACAGACGGCACTACTATCACATGGGATCAATCGCTCGGAACAATTGCAACGTTGACGCTGACCGATGCAGTCGGAACAAGAACACTCAATATTACAAACGATGTAATAGGCTTTTCCTCCTTGTCAATTATTCAAGACGCAACAGACGGTCTAGAATTGATCGCCACTTGGGACTCAGAAATCAAATGGACAACAGGACAAACTCCTACTTTATCTGAAGGACTAAGTGAGGAAGACAATATTGTCTTGGTTCGCTTTCCTAATCACTTCATAGCCTATAACGGATACGACTTTCAATGAGATTACTTAGCTTAATATTTCTAGCACTACTACCACTGACAGCCAATGCGCTCAACTACGAGCAGCGTGTTCGGCATATTACAGGCAATGACCTTATGCGGCACTTTGATTTGACTGATCGCAGTGGGACTGCTGCGGTTGATCGTTCTCCAGTCGGCACTAACGCAACATATACAAACAGTCCTACCCTTTCTGCTATTGTCGGGTCTGATGGGAAACGCGCACCGTTGTTTGACGGGGTAGATCAACATGTAGTTCTAGGTAATCTTTCACCTCTTGGAAACAGTCTTGATTTTACTGTTATTATATGGGCAAAAGTTTCTGCGGTAGGAGTCTGGACAGATGGCATAGCCAGACAAATGATGTTGCTAAGAAGCGACACCAGTAACAGAATAGAACTCGCCAAGCTACTTGATGATAATACAATAGTGGCTTTTGTTAGAGCAGGCGGATCAAATTCTGCTCTAAATCTTGGCTCTATGACCACAACTGAGTGGTTTTGTTTTGGGATGGAATGTAGCGGAACTACTCACGAGGTATTTTTTAATGGGGTATCTCAAGGCACTATTAACTCATCGGCATGGACGGGATCTGCCGCATGGGATGGAGGATGGTTAAGTAGAGCTGATACAAATTCTAAATTTTGGGATGGGTATTTATCAAACGCAATCATCTCAGATACTGCGCTTAGTCCTGCTGCAATGATGGTGCTAGGAAAATTATGACATACGAAATATTAAATCAATCTGACCTTGCAGGGTTAAACTTTTCACAGTTGAAACAAGATAGCGAATCAACTGTTCGACTGAATAATGATGGAACTGAGGGCGTGATTGCTTATGAGGGTTCAAGACCTTCGACTCTTTCCAGTATAACAGCTTTAACTAAAGACAGCAGGACTACACACACCAACACTCAGATCAAAGCTTTATTAGTAGGAACTGGCTCAACAGGTTGGATTCCTGCTGAAGAATAACTTTACTCACATGGCTAAGAAAAAACCAAAACCATACGGGAAGTAACTCACAAGATTACTGACAAAGTAATTCACAAAACTAACAAGTAACTCACAATAAAATGAATATCAAAAGAACCATACAGGCACTCATTCTAATCCCGTTGCTCATTCTGATGAGCGGCTGCACCATGACCATGCCTGACGGCACGGAGCATAAGGTGGGCGTTATTCAAAAGATGGGCTCATGGATGTATAACCCGGTTTACACAGAAGAGATAGTCGGATACAATGTTGGCACGCAAGAAAAGGTAACAGGCTATAAGTCTGCTACGATTACAAATGCAGACGGCACTACCACTGAGGTCAAAGAGCCTATCATCGAAATCGTTCCATACAAAGAGCCTATCTTTCAGAACGTGGTCTCAAGTTGGGAGCCGAACTTACTCGGTCAAGCACTCAAAATGGGAGCTGGATTGATACCCTTCCCTGGTGCGGAAGAAGCTGCTGGCAGTGCCCTTGCTTTGGGCAGTCTTGGAATGGGAGTGCAGGAAATTTTTAGGCGCAGAAGGAAGAAGATCACTGACTCTGACGCGAGCGATCAAGAAAAAAAGATACAGATAGTTAAGGCTGAGAAAGATGCAGTCGAAGAAAACTTCCATATTACTGTCGGCGGTATCAAAAAGTTTTTGAAATCCGATGCTGGTGAAGCAGGCACTAAAGCTCTCAAGGGCGCACTCAAAGACAAGGCTGCTGAGTTCGGGAAAGCCGGAGAATTCAAAGCAGCAGTCGGCCTGATAAAGCAATTGGTATAGCCTTATCGTAATCATGTGGCTACAAAGAATATCAGAACATGTTGGGGAGCCCGTGAAAGCTGTGATCTATTCAGCTCTAGCCTTCTTTGCCAGTAAAAGCATAGAGCTTGACTGGATTCTCACGGGTCGTGATGTGATGAGCTTTATAAGCATGTGCGCGTTAGCACTGCTCAACGTGCTGATACTCTGTAGCTACATACATCGGAAATGGTTCAAGAAATGATAATGCGCTATCTAATAGTGATCCTACTCTTGCAATCATGTGCTCCGGCAGTGGTAGCGGGGCCGTCCGAGTCCGACATGAAGGCTCAGATGGCAGTCAAAGCTGATCCACATGCAGACCATGAGCACATTGACGTAGTTGTAAATCTACCGCCTGACCAGGCAGAGAAATTGATCTACGGATTTGAGGCTCAGACTTGGATCGCGTTCATCATAGCGGTGACAGGGCTAGTGTCTGCTATTGGCTTCATCGTCAATAACAGGCGCAACAGGCGCACGCATCGAAGGCGAATGGAGACTGACCCGGAGTATCTGAAGCAGCATGAGCGCAGGAACAGCGCTAAGTGAATCCAAACGCAGAGGTAATCCGTGCGGAGTATATTCATATCAATAATACTTGGAACGGGGCACGGGCTCGTAGGCTTCTCAAGCTTGGGAAAATATCAATCGATGAACTCGCAGCTTTAATCAACATGGACACTCACAAACTAAAAACGCAGATCGAAAACAATAAACTTTCCGGCGAAGTGAAGCTACACTTGCACAATTTAGAAACCTCTGTATTGAATAAGCGCCTACATCCGTCAGCATAATGGTAGACTACGACATACTAGACTCATACGGGACGAATCGGGATATGATTCGTGCGGTCTTTACTGCCAAGTCTGACAAGATCACTCCGCACGCAGAGAAAATCCTGAACAAAAGGAAGGCAGCCCTGCTTGAAACGAAGGTCAAGCCGGACGATGCGCCGGATAACTGGGAGCCTAAGCTCACACCCAAGGAAATAAAAGCTTTGACATGGAAAACTGTCAACGGTTTGTGGAAAACACGGGAGGCATGGCGCAAGAAAATCTGCACTCGCATTGAAGAGGGGTTGGTTCACAACGTCAGGCACTTCAGGTTTTATACAGCAGCCGACATGGCTATGGATTCCACACCAATCCATGCTGAAGCCATACCTCTAAACCTTTATGCCCAGGGTAAGATAAACTTTGGCGACTGCGTTGATCGACTGAGTGATTGCTGCAAAGGTGATAAGCAAAAGCTGGAACAATTTCTGGTTAAAGATCCTAAAGATCCTCAGAAGGTTGTGGGCATCGACCTTCCAAGGCTCCACCATGTTATCGTCAACATCGTTCGGCCTCTGATTACACGTAGGCTGGCAGCGCAGGCTAACAAATTTAATAATCTGTGGCCGTATCTCAAGTATGACACTCGCGACAAGAAGCCAGTATCAAAGCTTCGTGGTGATGTGATGAGCCAGCGTGCCGAGGTCATGTCGGACAACTACGGATACCGCCATCTGTTCACACAGGCTATGCGCAAGTCATTGCTACACGGGCACGCGCTCGCTTTCCCTGAATCAGCCTGGGATAAAGAGTTCGAGTTCCGTAAGAAGATGAAGGGTGGTGACGATGCCGGATGGGAAGCAGAAAAGGTTTTAGTCAAGGAAGGTATCAACTTTATACTGCCTCACCCGAACAGGAGATTTTATGATTTACAATACTCACCATCCACATTCAACACTGACAGCGGTTGCAGATACGCAGGCTTCTGGGATGTAGACAGGCTCCGCAACCTGTTAGGCAACAATATGTATTACAACACCAGTGAGGTCAGGGTGTCAGAAAGGTTCATTAACCGCTTCGTCACGAACCAAGAGTTCAATAGCTGCAACTTCTCACGTAAAACAATTTCACTAAAGCCGCGCCACTTAATCCGGCATGACCAGAAGAATGATCGCAGCACTACATACTGGATCGATGCAAAGAATTCAGGTGACACTGAGGTAGTCGTCACTACCTACTACGAGAAGATTATACCGAAGGATGAAGGGCTCGGTGACTATCCTTTCCCTGTGTGGATCAGACTGCTCGTAGTTGACGACGACACTGTTATCTTTGGAGAGATCATGCCATCACGCCCATGCCTGTATCTCGGATACAATGAGGACGACTCACGCGTGATCGCTCAATCAATGGCGCATGAGATCATCCCTTACCAAGATCACATGACAAACCTTTTCAGTCAGATGCTATACCTGATGAAGCTGCAAAGCTTTTTATTACTGATGGTCGATGTAGATATGCTGTCGGAAACACATCGAGAGCAGTTCAAGGAACTTGTGAAAGGCAACCAGTATTTTGCGAAGCCGTTGCTAGTGGAACATTCGTCTACTGACTTCCGTGAAACCTTTGGAAAGAATCCCGACAACCCGGTTAAGTTTGTCATTCCGCAAATACAAGCGCAGATAAACGAGTTGCTTCGTGGCGTGTCTGAGATTCTAGCAATGGCTGAACGTAACCAGATCATGTCACCGCAGGAGCTCGGTCAGTTCAATCAACGCGAGACAAGTGCCACTGAAGTTGCATCTGTCGAAAGCACTACCAACGCTGTGTTCAGCTTTATCTCTGAAGGGGCTGATGATTTCCGCGCTGCATTGAAACAAATGATTTATGAGTCCACTGTCGCTAAGGGCAGCAAGACAATCAAAGTCCCTGTCATTAACACCTACGATGAAAAGGTTGTGCAGGCCGCTGGCTTTGAGATCGATAGGACTGATGAAGTTGACCTCAATGCAGATGCACAAGGCGACGATGGTGCGCCACCAACTGAAGTTCTAAAGAGCGAGACAGGTGCAGCTAATAAGCAGGCACTACAACGTCCTAACACCCAGACTATCATTGGCACGCGTGAGTCGTTAGTCCACAACTACACGTTTACATCACGCGATGGTGGCGAGCGCAGCATCAACGTGCAGGCTGCAAAATCTCTGGTCTCTCTCATGCAAGTCATTGGAAAGAATCCTGTGCTTATCGAGCGCATGGGTAACGACCAGCTATTCAAGATGGTGCAGGAAATCTTCAGGCTGTCCGGCTCTAGCTTTATACTGGAACTGCCAGACCAAGATGGTCAACAGCAGCAACCCGGTGAACTCACTCAGGAGCAATTGACTCAGGTAATCCAGGGTATTGCACAGCAGGTTCAATTGAACTCAACAGAGATTCAGGATTTAGCCGGGGCCACTCGACAAATACTTGAAGCTCTCGGCATCACAGTCCCGCCAGAGCAACCGCCAGCCGCACCAGTAAATCAAGTGCAGCAAGTGGCTAGACCACCAGGGCCAGGGCCAGTAGCATAAGCTTTTTATTAACTCACAATCACTAACTAAAATGGAGAATACCAATGGGAAACGAACTAGACAATCCAC